CAACCGCATATCTTCTTATGCAGAAGGGCGTCGAGTGCTTTGACTGGAGAGACTGACTTTTTAGAATATCTAGCGGACGCAGGTCTTAGCTGGTTTACTCCCCCAGCCACAGATAGCAGCGGGTTGAAGTGGGCAACCGCTGGGTTTACAGACGTTGCTTTAAACTTGATTAAATGTCTTAACGGTTTATTTATCCCAGTTATCTACAACAGTGATAAACTTAAGTATCATATCAACTTTTGTGCTCCAGAATACTTTCAATACGGCAATGAACTTGTAATCGGGTATGCCCCTTGGGAGTTCACTAAACTTCCTCAGCGTAAGATCATCAACCTTAACAGGTGCGATGCTGTTTGGGCTACTTCAACATTTGTTCGAGATGTATACATTAAAAATGGAGTGCAGCATGATGTCCAGGTACTTCCTCATGGAGTGTCTAAAGATTGGGATATCAAGGATAGAGAGATTTTAGGAGATTTCTATTTCTTGTTGGATAACGGTGGAGATATCTTCACAGATGTTGTTTACGACACGATTGAAACATTTTTAGATTCGGACTTGCCGGATGGAGTTAAGTTGGTAGTTAAAACAACGCGGAGTTTAAGAAATGTTATCGAGCATCCCAATGTTGTTTATGTCTCAGACTTCTTGTCGTATGAGAAATATCGAGAACTCTACTATAAAAGCCATTGCATGCTTTATCCTTGCAATGGCGAAGGTTTTGGGCTAGTTCCATTCCACGCTGTCGCCACAGGGATGCCGACAATTACTACACATTTAACTGGATGTGCAGACTACAGTGATCATACAATTTGTTGGCCTCATACATGGGAAGAGGCCATTCCAAAAGTGGACGATGGATCTACATTGTATGAGGATGACCTGGGGCTATGGATAGTTCCAGACTATGCAGCTCTCCCAGAGATCTTGCATGATACAGTTGAGAACTACGCCGATTTGAAGCGGAATGCGATTCAGTCGGCAAGAATTCTTCGTTCGTCCGCGACTTGGGATCAGATCACTGATAGCATGATCTCCCTGCTCCAAAAAATCTGAAATTTTCAGGTTGACCTGCGAGTTTGCAATAGCGAAAGAAGACTGAATATGATAGAGTATACTACTCGTCCGAATCCCGATGGACCGGACGAGAATTTTTACCCCCCAGGAGGAACGATGCCCAATACCACTGTTGCCGATAGATTAGTCGAACACAAGGTAGTAGAGCTTAAAGAAGAGAGAACAGAACAAGTAGGTTTTAAGATTAAGTATCCGGCAATGTTTAGTAACAGTGGTTTACAAGGGTATAAAATATTTTTAGACAGATATACTTTGAAGGCTCCGAAGGGGGATCTCGATAACGGAGATCTTGTGTTGGCGATAACCAATAAAGATCCCAAGTGGCCTCAGAAAGAAATTGGGTATATCAGCGATGTCTTCCCCGATACGAAAGAGGCTTCGGTCTGGCTTGGTGATGGGGAGTACATGACTGTTCACTGGGATCTGATCTCCAAACCCCTAGAGTTGCATCCAGATGATGTTAAAAAACGTGTAGCGGATGCTCTTGCTGAGAATGAACCTGAGGAAATTCGGGAACAGGTAGCCGGGGCGTTTGAAGATGTTTTGTTTGATTACTTCATCCCAGGCGGTCGCATCTTGGCTGGCGCTGGGCAGAAGGGGCTAACACTACAAAACTGTTTCGTGCTGCCATCCCCAGATGACTCCCGTGGTGGAATCATGGATAGTGTTAAGGAGATGGCTGAAACTCATTCTAGGGGTGGTGGTGTTGGTGTCAACCTGTCCTCTCTCAGACCTCGCTATTCTAAGGTTGTTGGAGTCAACGGCTCTTCTTCAGGGGCGGTGTCTTGGGGTAAAATGTTCAATCTGTCTACTGGGCTTATCGAGCAGGGTGGATCGCGCAGAGGTGCTACGATGCTGATGATGGATGTGTGGCATCCTGATATTATGGAATTCATTACCGCCAAACAGCACGCTGGAGAATTTGAAAACTCCAACATGAGTGTTTGCATTACTGATGACTTTATGTCTTGTCTGGCTGAGGATGGGGATTGGAATTTAAAATTCCCAGATACAACTGATCCCGAATACGATGCTTTTTGGGAAGGAGATATCAAACAGTGGATTGATATCGGCAAAGATGTTGTTGTATATGAGACGGTAAAAGTTTCTACAATTTGGAATGCAATCATTTCATCGGCATGGGCTTCAGCGGAACCCGGTCTTCATTTTATTGACCGGTCTAACAAGATGAGCAATTCTTGGTACTTTGCTAGACTCCAGGCCACGAATCCATGTGGAGAGCAACCATTAGAGGCTTATGGGGTTTGTACTCTTGGAGCCGTTAATCTTGCTAAATTTGTAGATGAAGATAGAGATGTTCTATGGAATGATTTACGGAGCGTCGTCAGGACAGCGGTTAGAATGCTTGATAATGTGATTGACGCAAACGAGTATCATTTCCCAGAGATTGACATCAACCATCGTGGAAACCGACGAATTGGTTTGGGCGTGATGGGGCTAGCAGAAATGCTGGTAAGAATGGGGCTTAAGTATGGCGATGAAGATGCGGTTTTGTTTACAAATACTTTGTTTGAAACAATAGCCGAAGAATCGTATATGGCTTCTGTTGATCTCGCTAAAGAAAAGGGAGCATTCCCTCGATTTAATGCTGAGAAGTATCTGCAGTCAGGATTTATGCGAGGTATGAGTCCTGAAGTTCGTGCTGCCGTTCAGCAGCATGGAATAAGAAATGTTTGTTTGTTAACCGTTGCTCCAACTGGGACAACGGGTACAATGATGGGAACCAGCACCGGCATTGAGCCGTATTTTGATTGGACTTACTCTAGGCAAAGTCGTTTAGGTGTTCACACGGAAGTCGTTCCTGTCATTAAAGATTTGGGACTCGATTTAGAGGATCTTCCGTCGTATTGCGTTACGACTAGAGATCTTGCTCCAGAGGACCATATTAATATTCAGAGCGTAGCGCAACGATGGGTTGATGCTGCAATTAGCAAAACAACCAACTGTCCATCAGATTATACTATAGATGAGACAGATCGTTTATACCGGCTTGCATATGATAGAGGATGTAAGGGTATTACAATATACAGGGATGGGTCTAGACACGAACAGGTGTTAAACTCCAGTGATGACGTTGAGGCGGAATCATGTAGGATAGATGACCCGGATTGTCAGACATGCGCTCTATGATCTATGGACAAATATGTGATACAAGAATATATATGCCATGAAACTGGGGAATACGACACAATAGAGTTTAAAGAAGGAACTGTGGCTCCTGAAAGTTACTCTGGGGTATCTGAAATCACCAGGGGTTTGGTTAAATTTGAGCAAATTGATGAAGAAAACGACGTATAGTCGTGCAAATACATCGAAATTGTGATAGTATCTAGGCATGGTTGGTAGAAATTATGTAGATCGCGGCGGGATTTTGATGCCCGACCGCATTTTTGGCATTTGTGCATGGCGATTGCCCAATGGGGAACTACTCATGGACGCAGATCGCAATATCATGTGCGCAGAAGGCTTTGTTGGTGATCCAGTTGTTGAAAGGCAGGTTGCTGAAGCTGCTGCCTACTGGTCTGATAGGGCCGGTGGAAAGGTTCATTGGGTTGAGGGAGCCAGAAAGGTTAGCGATGCCGAGGCCGAAGGCCAAACAGAGCGTCTGCTAGACGGCAAGATTCCTGATCCTATGGAAGACTTCTTTGATCCCACCAAACTGATGCCGGGAGATGGAGGAAGTCATGACTAAATTTGTTGAAGACGAAGAAGAGCAGGTGGTCGAAATCGATGATTTGTCTTACGTTGGTTTTGATGTGGTTAGTAAAAATAGTGATCATTTCAAAAAAATCAATGTCCAGAGTTTGCCCACGAAGGCTAAACGGAGGGCGACCAGGCTAATTAAAAAAGCGATTGAGACTGAGGGGGCCGGAAGTAAGTATGTCGATCCTGAGACAATCGATGGGTATGCTTTATTTGACGTTGTTACCCCTCCGTATGATCTAGAAACTTTAGCTGAATTGTATGAGCAAAGTTCAATACATTATGCTGCCGTAAATGCACGAACTATGAACACTGTAGGTCTTGGATTTCGATTCGATGATAGCGTAAAGGGAAAAAAGAGGTTAGAACGCTCGCAGAATTCAAAATCTAAATTAGAGAGAGTACGGCAGGACATCGACAGATCTAAGAGAAAGATGGAAGAGCTTTTTGATGCCTTTAATATAGACGAGACATTTATCGAGACTATGATTAAAGTTTGGAATGATTATCTTACTGTCGGCAATGGCTATATTGAGATTAGCAGGACTAACTCTGGAAAGATTGGTTACGTGGGACATGTCCCCGCCACTCTAGTTAGGGTGCGACGTAATCGCGATGGGTATATACAGCTTGCGAATACTTCAAAAGTAAATGCCGTGTTCTTTAGGAACTTCCAGGACTTAGAGACCGAAGATCCTCTCGGCAAGGACACTAATCCAAACGAGTTGATTCAGTTTAAATCGTACACTCCGAATAACACATATTATGGAGTACCGCCAGCGGTTCCGGCTGCGGCTGCCATTGTTGGGGACAAGTTCGCAAAAGAATATAATATTGATTATTTTGAAAACAAGGCGATCCCTCGATATGCCATTGTCCTCAAGGGCGCGAAACTGAGTCAGAAATCAAAAGAGCAACTTGTGAATTACTTCCGTCAGGAAGTGAAAGGCAAGCATCATGGAACGTTGATTGTCCCTCTTCCGCCTTCAATGGGCAACGATTCCGATGTAAGGTTTGAAAAGTTGGAGGCAGGAGTTCAGGACTCTTCATTTGATAAATATCGTAAATCAAATAGGGATGAGATTTTGGTCGGTAACCGCGTACCGGCACCAAAGGTTGGCGTCTATGACAATGCCAACCTAGCCGTGTCACGGGATGCCGACAAGACGTTTAAGACTCAAGTTGTGGGACCGGATCAAAAGATCATTGAAAAGCGAATCAATAGAATTGTTAAAGAATATACTGATAATGTAGAATTTAGATTTGAATCTATTGACCTGATCGATGACGATTTGCAATCAAGAATCAATGATAGGTATCTCAGGACTGAGGTAATAACACCCAACGAGGTTAGAGAGACGATGGGTCTAACTCAGAGGAATGAGGGCGATGAGGTCTTGCCATTCCCGTCCAATGTTAAGATGAAGCAACTTGAGATGGATGAAGAGCAGGCTAAAGAAGAGGCCAAAAAACCAGAGGGTGCGCCTGATGGTAATGATAACGCTGAGTCCGGTTCTCCGCCTAAAGCGGGACCGGACAGAGATGGTGGTCAGACCCCTGCGGCGGTCACTGGAGAACGGCGAGAACGTGGGGAAGCGCAAGATGAATAAAGGAGGATACTATGTCTTATAATGGAATGGAATCTGTCGTCTGGTGGGGAACACCGGACGGGTACCAGGACTCTGATGGAGTAATTCAGATTACGGCTGCTGGTGGCGATCATATTTCGATAAGTTGTTTATGGGTATGGAATTCGCATGCGACGACCATCGCTACAATACAATTTGATGGTGGATCAACTGATCAGCGCAGAATTGCGATACCACCTGGTGGCACTACTTATATTGCCATACCTGGGAACCACCACAGTTTTGAAGTCAAGACTACTGCCGTTAACTGTCGCGTATTCGCTACGGGGTCTTAACACAACTTGCGTTTTTACGCAATAAATAGTATATTGATAAATACAGGAGGCGATTATGCAAGATAATACGTTCCATGTGTCTTTTCCTATTGATATGATCAAAGCGGAAGAGCGCATTGTAACAGGTGTTGCTACCGCTGATAATATAGATAGTTCTGGCGACATAATCGAGTTTGATGCCTCTGAGAAGGCGTTTAAGGCTTGGCGTGGAAATATTAGAGAAATGCACGCTCCGGTTGCTGTAGGTAAGGCAATCGATTACGAGCCTGTTGATTTAGACATCGACGGTTCTTCTCATAAAGGCATGAGGCTGTCGGCGTTTGTATCCAAGGGTGCCCAGACTACATGGGAAAAAGTCCTGGATGGAACACTATCGGCGTTTTCAGTCGGTGGAAAGATTTTAGAAAAGAAAATAGATGATATATTAAGTAAGAAAATGGGCCGTCCCATTCATCGTATAAGCAAATATGAACTTGGCGAGGTTAGTTTGGTTGATAACCCAGCTAATCCTGCTGCCGTTGTGGAGCTTGTGAAGTCGAATGAGGCCGGAGAACTTTGTTATATGTTAGAAACCGATGAAGATATTATGGAAAATAGTGATGAATCGAACATTAGTTTGCAAAAAGATACAAATTATGATAACGTCTTAACTGTGGAAGATAAGCTCTTTAATGAAAGTGCTGAGGTTTCTGACGCTCTCTCCGTTCAGGAGAAGGTGTCTTTACTTCGACGTTTTGTAAATTGGCTCCACAGTGATATGGAAAATGAAATTTCTGTATCAGATGACATCGAGAAGTTTGAAATAGAAGCTTCTCCTGACTCAAATCAAGATTCCGAAGGAGATGTAGATATGGATATTGATATTCTGAAGGATGCGCTTGGTGCAGTCGTTGATGAGAAGCTTTCCCTCTTTAAAGAGGAACTGAAGTCTGATACTCAGACTTATGTTGATGAAAAGTTGGATTCAGTTGCAAAAAGCGTTGAAGTTGAGGAAGCTGAGGTCGTAGAGGCCGAGGTTGACTCATCTGCTCTTGATGCTGCTGTTGCGAAGTTCCGCGAGGAGCTTGATGGCGCAATGGCTACCATTCAGGAGCAGAAGGATGCTCTTTCTGATGCTTCGGCTAAGATCGAGCAGTTAGAAACTGCCGGCGCTGTGAAAAAGA